AGGCCGATGCCACGGCGCGCCAGGGCAGAGCGGCACAGCGATGTCATCTTGCCCAAGTAGGCATTTGCCTCGCGCGGTGTGGAGCCGTCGAATTTGTCGTTTGGCTTGCCGCTGTGCTGCATGGCGTGAAAGCGCGATGGGCACGTCCAAGTGATGAAAATGCCCTGGTCGCCGCACTCGCGGGCGATCTGCTCAAAACCGTTGATGCGCAACATCAGTTCGCCGCGCCGGATGGCCTTGTTGGCGGTCGTTTTCTCGGCCAGCTCGGCGATGCTGAATTGCTGGCCGTTCTCGTTCTGCACTAGGGTGGCGGCCAGCGCTGCCGCGTTGCGGCGGTTTTGCGCCAGGCGCGACAGCACGGCGTCATTGCTGGCGTAGGGTTCGCCGCTGTATTTCACATAGCCCAGGCGGATATTGCCCGCTTCAAAGGCGCGCTTGACGCGCTTGCGCAGTTGACGGCGCCACCAGCGGGCGTCCACCAGGCGGGCAATGGTGTCGGCCAGCGCGTCGAACTCGGGCAGCTCGATGCCATACGAGGCGCATTCGTCTTCCATGATCTGCAGGGCGTGCGTGTCGGACACGGCCATCCACAGCATCTTGGTGACGCCGGCCGCTGCGCGTTCGGCGGTGGCCACGATGTCGGCGTCGCTTTGCGACAGATCGACGCCGGCCGGCACGTACTGCTCGGCGAACTCGCGCACAAAGCTGGTCGCGACGGACTCATAGACTTTGTACCAGGACGACCAGGCCATCTTGGCCATGGCCGCGTTGATGACGCGGTTGCGCCACTTGAACGGAATGCGGGCCAGCTCGGGCGCGAACTGGGCGGATCGCAAAAAAGCTTCGTGACGCTGCGGGGCTGGCAGCAGGATTTGTTTAGATTGCATTCAACAGTCTTTCGTACACACGGATAGCGGCGGAGGTGGCGGCGCGCAGTTCGATGCGCTCTTCCTCGGTAAATGAATGGATGGGTGATTCCCAGCGGTCGGCATCCATGCCTGCGGCGATCAGCACGGAGCGGCGCGCGCCACGCGGAGACAATCCCCACGCCTGGGCCATGAAGGGCGCCAGGTTGCGCGGCTTGATGCTGCGTAGCTGGGCCTTGGCTTCGGCGATGGCGGCCAGCGCATGCCCGGCGCCTGGTGGCGTCGGCATGGCCTTGTCGCGCGCGGCCAGAATCTCGGCGGCAGGCTGGAAGGACAGGTGATTGTCGATAAGGGACGCCGGCATGGTTCAGTCCTTGATGGCGCCGATGGCCCGCAGCACGCCGGGGGCAATGACAATCAGGAGCGTCAGCAGCCAGATGCGGCAGGTTTTGGCTAGGCGCAGCATCAGCGTGCCCCTGGCTTGAGAAATTGCTCTGCCCAGTACGGGAGCGTGTGCGATGCGCCGCAGCAGTGCCGGGAACCCGCTTCATTGGCGAAAATGTAGTTCAACTCGATGGGCAGCTTGCCGACCAGGGCGCGTTGTTTGGCTGGCGCGAAAAAGCCGTCACGCTCCAGTGCCTGCGCATCGCTGACGATGAAGGTCAGATTGGCCGCGCCGTAGGCGTGATAGGTCTTGGCAATCTCATGGATGTGGGCGGTCAGCGCCGCGATGCCGATGCCCGCGCTGGCTTGCAGCAGAAAACACGTCGGTGCCACGGGGACAATGCAATTTTGCAAGGTCGGGCGGATCGTGTTTGATGCCATGGATATGCAGGCATGAGGGGTGGCGTGCAGCGTGGTTTCCATCGGTTTTCCTTATTTCAGGTTGAACGAATCCCGCACGCTCAAAAAGGAGCGCAGCAGGGCACAGCAAAAGAGGGGAGATACGGCGGCCGGGTTACGGCGGCGCGAGGATCGGGATAGTCATCAGCAGCCCGCAGTCAGGTCCAGGGCTAGCTGGCTGGTGGCCGCCGTGCGCGCATGCTGGGACATCGGGATGCGGATATCCGGCTTGGGCATGGCTGACAGCGAAAGGGTGCGCAGTACTTCCAGGCCTGCCACGAAGGAGTGCCCGCATTCGGGGTTCTGGCACATGTAGGTGATTTCCTTGAACATGGCGGACATCGTGCGGCTCTTGACGGCGCGGACGGTGTATTCGCAATGCGGGCAGGGCAGGCCGATGACTCTCATTTCAGCTTTCTTTCCACTTGGTACAGGGCGCGACCGCGACCCGTCATGTTTTTCGACTGTATGCGTAAGCGCGATTTGACGAGCCATTCGGCCGCCTGATCGATACTTGCCAGCCCCTGGCGTTGGCGCACGAGTTCCAGCACCGCGCGCTCTTCGTCATTGAGGTTAATTTGATGGTCTGGCATTTTCTGTAACTTTAGAGTTGCTCAAAAGTGACTCGGTTTAAACGCTGCGACGCTGTACGCTGTCGATGGTGGCGTCATCCAAGGCGATCACGGCCAAGGCTTCACGCATCACGATCTGGCGCACCAGCACTGCAAGCTCTTCGCCCTGGTAGTTGGCGATCGAGGAAACGAGCTGGTGCTCATAGTCATCGAGGCGCAGCATGACGCGGTGGCTGCGGATACGTTTTGCATCGGGGTACATGACGTTGTCCTTAGTGAATGGATTTGGAAGCGAGTTCACGCTTGTAGTCGGCGAGGCCGCGTAGGATCAGGAAGCGGAGGAACCAGGCGCGGGACCGGTCAAGTTTCTCTGCGTAGCCCTCGACTTCGGCTACTTCATCAGACGTCAGGCGGACGCCAAGGGGCTTAGTCGTGACGCCCTTGGCAGTACGCCTGGCATTGGATACGTTTTTCATAATGTTATGATGTGTAATCGCTACAGGATGGCGTAACTATAGTGTCCAAAAGCGCACTAGTCAACAAAAAGATGTGAGTATGAGCATGTTTGGTGAAAGATTAAAGCAAGAGCGTCAACGTCTGGGCATGAACCAAGACGACTTCGCAGCGGTTGGCGGGGTCAAAAAACGCGCTCAAATTTCGTATGAAAAAGATGAGCGCTCTCCCGATGCTGTCTACCTCTGCGCGCTGTTAGAAATTGGCGTAGACGTTTGGTATGTGATGACAGGCAGCGTTTCAGCTGCTGTACTTAGTGCAGATGAAAGCGAGTTAGTTTCTGGTTTCCGGAACCTAGATGCACGTGGACGAGCTGGTGTTCTTGGAATGATTGGCGGCATGCGCATGCCAACGCCCTCAACATCTTCTGCAGGAAATACTCCGCACGTTGAAACCCACGGCAAGATTGGGCAAAATTTCGTAGGGAATATCATTGGGCCGCAGACTTTTAATGTGGCCGGTAGCGGACGAAAAAAGGAAAAATAGTCTGCAACTGATTCACCTTCTTATGCTTATTGTAATTGCTGCTTGTTTTGTCTGCATACTACGCATACCGATCTGATGCGTGAAGGTGTCGTAAAGTCAACGTCTGAGCAACTTCGGCTGGATTCGGCCAGAAGCGGTCGTATAGCAACATTCATTTTTTGACCTGGCTACTCAATCATCTAGAGGTAGAAATGGCATCTTTACTACATGAGGTTTGGGAGGACGAAGATGGAATAACGGTTTGTATTGCTAACGGGAGTCGGCCGGAATTTATGACGGCTGATGCTCGATTTATTGCAACGTTTGAAGCATCTTCCTGGACAGAAGCAATGACAAAGTATTATGAAATGTACGATTTTGGAGTTTACAAGCCCTTCGATTCATCCTCAGAGCCTTACTCCGAAGAGTCGAAAGCTCGCCAAATCGATCAGTTAAAAACGCGTCAAATACGACTGACTTAAGTTAATCTTGGACATGTCGGTTACGTCTGCTTCGGGGCGGAACCTGCCAATGACGGCAACCGGCCAGAAGCAGTTATTTGCGATAACGTGACAATTTGGGAGTTTTTCTGATTGGAAATTCGCTATGCTCTGGTGCCGCTATCGGCCAGAAGCAGACGTTCAAGCCGATGGCGTTTTGAAATATATGACAGCCTCTTCGCCAAATTTACGGCTTCTTCAAGCTGCTCAGAACGAATACGTCTCGTACAGGCTGTTGACGGGTAAAAAACGCGGAAAGCGCTTTAAAACACTGGCAGTTTCCATGCAAGATGACCAATCAAAATAATGATGTGGAGGGAAGCTGTAACCCGCACTGCTGCTTTAGTTGGTGAGCACCACATCGACAGTCAGCCACGCGAGCGAGTGGGTGTGGGCCGCTACCTAAATGCGTGCAAAAACCGACTGTCGAGCAGCAGATCCATGGCGCTGACGTGTAGCGCGATCGACGCTCGCGGACGCCTTCTCACGAATGCCTGATAGACTTTGTAGTTGCTCTTCAGGTAACGGCCGGATACACTAGCTCTGCCCGCAGTCCGCAATCAGCAAAAAACGGTATTATCGCGTACCTATCATATGCGCTTATAAGAAAGCATTAGTATGTGTGAAGTCTTGATTGCACCAAACTCTCTATTTAAATAGAAAATTTCTGGAGGCATAAAATCTAATATGACAAGCCAGCTAACGGTATATCAACACTATGTGCCACAACACTATTTAAAATTATGGAAAAATTCCAGTGGGCAAGTGTGGTGCCATGATCTTCATCTAAATGAAAAAAAGGAGAGGGCAACTAAACGCATTTTAGGTGACGATTACCTTTACGAAAAAGATCTTGCTAATCCCAATAATGAAATCGAAATATTCCTTGGGTCCATTGAGAATGCTGCAGCGCCTCTTCTGAAAAAAATCTCAGAATTGCCTTTGTGTACGGGTAAGGATGCAATCGTAATACAGGAAGCAATGTGCTTACAGGTAGCACAAATTTTGTCGTCGCCAGCGGATAAGTCAAAACTATTTGACTTCATTAGTGCGCAGCTTGTACGCACTCCACGTACGGTTGAAGAAATTTCAAAATCGATCAAGGGTTCAACGTATCCTCAAGAGATATTAGCTATATTGACGGAGCAAAATGAGCCTTTTCAATTAGTAAAGCTAGGAATGAAGCGCTTACCGCAGCGACTTCACGAGGCCTATACCCTTGTTCTCAGTTATTCGATCGTGGAGCCTTTTGTTACTAGCGACCACCCGGTGCTAGAGGTTGTCGCCGATCCAAATTATTTGCCCCAGACAGTCTATAACGTACTCCACAAAGATGATACTTTTTTAGCGTTCCCTATTGGCCCGCACTTTCAATGTTTACTCTTCCCCAAGAACCAGAAAAATGATGTAATTAAATTTTTTTACCAAACAGTTTCGTCGTTGCCGAGCAGAAACGGACTCGATCCCACAATCAAGTGGCGCGCTATGCAACCAGAGTTATTAAATATGTTTCGATCATTCCATACGGGATTTGGCCGAAGATTTCTTATAAGTTGTCAAGACGAGTCCGATCTAATTGAGAAATCACCGCTGAAACCGACATCCTGATTTGACACGACAACAGCCGGCGCTGGCGCGCAGCTGCTTGTCGGCCGGCACCACGTCGACTCCGCATGCACGCGCAGCACTTCGCCGCCCATGATTATTGCGAGGAAAATCTGCCCGATACGCGCTTATATTTACCGGTGGTTCGCTTCGCGTAACGTCTATGGTCTTAGCATCTGGCAAGCTGTTATGTCTTCTCTGGGGCGAATCCAGCCTGTCGTGGGTCGCGTTGGATTTTCCATCTGACAACCTGCTGTGCTTGTCCGAACGGCCGGGTTCGGCCAAAAACCGCCGGTGGCCGGCGTCTACTGAGATTCCTCCTTCCTATAACTGAACATGCTATATTGGTAATTATCCATATATGCCAAGCTAAAAAATTATGAGCACAGTCACCGCATATCATCAACTAGGCCGCTTTGTCGTTCTTTTCCAGCATCTGGAGGAGTCCGTAAACAACCTACTTGAGCTGCTCGCGGATACCGATGGTGAGATCGTTCGAATCCTGGTCAACGAACTCGAATATAGCAAGCGCTTAAAAACCCTTGATGCTCTTTTCGCTCGCTTCATTGATCTTCGTAAGAATACTGACCCGCTCGCGAAAACTGAGTTTCACAAGCTTGTTGTCGAACTCGGAAAACTTGGTGAACGTCGGAATGAGCTTGTTCACTCCAAATACAACCCTTGGATTAACGTTCACGGCCGAGAAGGTCTTCTTCGCACCAATTCGAAATTACGGGGCAGTAGTGGGGAGCGTGAAATTAAGGAGGAGGAACTCCAGCCTGAGGCGTTCGACTCCGACCTTCTTAACCTGAGCGCCACTGCACAATCGCTTGAGGCGTTTCGTATCAAAGTAATTGATTGGTTGTGCCCCGATGCAACATAACTTTCTATTAACTTGGATGCGATGACGCGCGAAAATTATGGACGCAGAAAAAGTTAGAATCTTTCTCGAGTCGCTTAGCGACGAGCAGATTGAACTTGGCAATCGAAAAGACCAAGAAAAACACGACCAACAATTCGCCGCTTTCGAAGGAGCTTACCTTAAAGGAAATTGTTATCTTTGTGGTGAGGATTTTGACAAAATGCGTACCGACTCTCCGTGCACGCACTGGCTTCTAAGACGTACAAAATTTAAAAAAAAGGACTTCCCCAAAATCTATGAAAAATACGATTACCACAACATCGCTGCATTTCTGCGTTGGTGTGCAAATCAAGAGACACCACTACGCAATATCAATGATTTGAAGGAAGAAAAAGCGGAACGTAAGATTATTAGCTACACGATTAAATGGAAAAATATTGAGTGGACATTTGACTGCTCTAGAAACGATCTAGCCGGTCACGGTAATGGGTTTTCATCCTATCCACATTATCACTTTCAAATGCGAATCGATGGCCGTGAATTTTTAAACTTCAATGACTTCCATGTTCCATTCTCAGACCGAGACCTTTTTATGTTTGCGGCGAGTGAGTTGCCGACAGTACGTGCGGGTTTCGGCCCTGGGGGAGCTGGAATGCAGGAGGCTGTAGAACTTGATCCAGAGGTTGTCATCGATGACACTGAGCCAACGGAACGCTACGAGGATGCTACCTTTGATCTTTCGACCATAATAATTAGTGACGAGAAGCCCATTTCAGGGGAGATGCTGTTGGAAGTAATAAATGAGGCAAAAAAGACAAATCGCACATTTGCATCGGTCGCTAAAGAGCGACTTGTCGACAAAGCGAGTATTAAAACGATCATCTCGCCCTCTGAGTCCATACCTGATATAGCTTCACGGACGGAAAATAAGTCGCGCTAACCGGCTGCCTTAAACTCTAACGGCTACTGAGAACGTCCGCTTCGGGGCGAAAGCAGCCGCTGAGTGGATGTGAATGGCGCGCGTTTAGGCTGCTTCTGCGCCGGCTGCTGTTTGCTTAGGCTTCCAGGGTTCCTCGCTGTTTTCGCGGATGATGTCCCGCACTTCCTCAATATGCTTCCACGCATGCAGCGCCGCCCGCTTCGCGGCCTGCCTGCTCTTGTAAGTGTGCTCCAGCGTCTTTAGCGTGCCCGTGGCCCCAGCCTGTTCCTGGCCCGCCTTTTTCTTCTTCGCCGCCACGTCCTTCCACTTGGCCACCACGCCCGTAACGCCTTCGTCCGGGTCTTTCTCTTCTTCGCGTTCTGCCTCGACCGCTTCCGTTTTCGTTTCAAACTCCACCTGCGTGGTAAAACCGTTGCTGCCCAAGCTGTGCGTGACCTTGACTGATAGCCATTCGGTGGCGTCGATCTCGGGCTTGAAGCCTGTCACGGTCACGGGCGATTGCGGGAACACGGCTGGGTTGCCCAGGGCCAGGCTCATTTCAAAGGTGGCCAGGCCGCGCAGGATGCGCTGCCATTCGGCGACGGCCGCCGCGCGCGCGTCGGTTTCGTTGGCGAAGGTGGTGCGCAGGCGCTTGCTGTTGCCGGGCACGCCGGCCACGACGCTGCGGCGGCGCGCATAGCGCTCGTCGTGCCAGAAGGCGCGCACGCCCGTGTAGGCGTCGCTTTCGGCGCTGTGGTAGCGGTGGCCGTCGCCCAGGGCGCGCGTGATGGGAATGACGGGCAGCGCCTTGCCGCTGGCGGTGCGGCTCTGGTTGATGGGGATGAAGAGCAAGGTGTCGTTCTTGACGGTGGCCACCGCGTCGTATTTCCTGCCCAGCCGGCGCAGGAAGGCCGCATCGCTTTCGTGGGTCTGGTCGATGTGCTCGACGGCAGTGTCGCGCAGGCGCGCCGACACGCCCGACGCCAGCTCGTTGCGAAAGGCGATGGCCTCGATGATGGCGCCCAGGGTGGTCTTGTGAAAGCTGTGTTCCTGCTGCTGTTTGAAGGTGTCGATCAGGTTGGCCGACCTGGCGCGCAGGGTGATGGTGTCGGGCGCGCCGCTGTGCTCCACCTCGTCCACGGTGAACTTGCCCATGTCCACCAGGCCGGACGCTTGCCAGCCCAGCGCCAGGGCGATCTGCGCGCCGCGCGGCGGCAGGGCCAGCTTGCCGTCGCTATCGTCCAGGGAAATGTCGAGCTGGTCGCTCTCGTCGCCACGGCACAGGGTCAAGGTCAGATTGATCAGCCGGGGCGACACGATGGCCGTCAAATCCTTGTCCTCGATGCTGACCTTGAAGGTGGGGATATGCTCGCTCATTTGAATTTGTCCGCCGCGCTGCCGATGGCGCCGCTGATGCTGCCGCCGATCTTGTCTTTCATCTCGCTGACCACGCCACCGTATTTCGAGGTGATGCCGCCGACCACATTGCCCACGACGCTGCCCACGGCATTCTTGGCCGCGCCGGCGATGCTGCTGGTCATGCCGTCGATGCTGAGCATATTTTTCAGGTCGCCGATGTCGCCCAGGCCGACCATGGCCAGCACGCCGTCGTCGTCGCGCTTGAGAGAAATGGAAAACTCGACGCGGCGCGCGCCGCCGCTGCCGTCAAGGATGGTGCGGCCTTCCGTCATGCTGGTGATGCGGTAGGAGCCGAGAATGCGGCCCGTGCCCTGGATCAGAATCCACGATTTACCGGTATCCGCCATCATGCGCAGCGCATCGAGCGAGTACAGGGAGCCGGTCAGTTCCGGCGCCACCCAGCCCGACAGGGTGATGGTATCGTCGCCCGGCCCCACGTACTGGTGCGCGTCGCGCAGGCCCACGCGGGCCGTGCTGGCGTGCTTCCATTCTGTTTGCCGCTGCAACTCGTGATAGGCCAGGGTGGGCAGGCTGAACACGAACATTCCTAAAATCATCATCATGGTGGTTATTCCTTCTTAATCGTGGTCGCGCAGGGACGAGCGGATGCGCGCCGCCTTTTCGCGGTCGCGCTGGTCTAACGCCATGCTCACCGCGCGCGCGATGGCCTGGGGATCGGTGCCGGCCTGCACGTTGAAAGTGATTTCGATCTTATCGCCTTGAATCGTCATGCCGGCGCCGAACCCGCCCTGGGACAGCGGGGCACGGGTGTCGAAGGCGCTTGCGGGTAATGCCGTGGCCGTGCCGATGGCGATGCCGGCGCCCAATTGCGTCAGGCGCTGCGCCAGGGTGGACACCTTGGCAATCGGCGCGCCCTCGCTGCGGTCCAGGCCCACGGCCAGGCCCTGCATGGTGTAGTCGCCGAGCTGGGCAAACACGCGGCTTGGGCTGTGGATGCCCAGCTTTTCCTTGAACCAGGCAATGGTGCTGGACCCGGCATTGCTGATGGCGTCCTTGACGGCGCCCATGGAACCGGTGATGCCGTTGACCAGGCCGCGCAGGATGTTGGCGCCGAACTCCGTGAACTGGGCCGGCAGCTTGATGCCGAACCAGCTCAACACGCCCGCGAACGCCTGATAGAACACGCCGACGGGCGACCAGTTGATGATCAGAGCCGTGATGCTGCCCATGCCGCCAGCGCAGACGGTGCGCAGACGCGACCAGATATCGGCAAAGAAGGCGGAAATAGGCGCCCAGGATTCGGTGATGCGCTGCAGGATGCTGGCGCCGAAGTCGGTGAACTTGGCTGGCAGCGCAATGCCGAACCAGCCCAGCACGCCCGCGAAGGCGCGATAAAACAGGCCGAGCGGTGACCAGTTGGCGATCAGGCTGCTGACGCCGCCAATGCCGCCGGCAAAGGCGGTTTTGACGTGTGACCAGATCCCCGTGAAGAAACCCTTGATCGGCTCCCAATATTTATAGATCAGGAAGGCGGCGCCGGCGATGACCGTGATGGCGATGCCAATCGGGTTGAGCATCAGCGCGCGGCCCAGCCACAGCACGGCGCGGCCCGCCCACATGAAGGCGCCGCCCAGGCCGCGCAGGATGGGCGTGAGCACGCCGCCCGTAACACCCATCTTGGCGAACATGATGTGCAGCATGGCATACGGGCCGATCAGGGCGGCGATGCCCAGCATCAGCGGGCCGAGCACCAGCAGCAGGCCTGCCAGCACGGCAAAGGCGGTGATCATGACCTTGGCCACGGTCGGGTTGCGTTCCATGAAGCCGTTCAGGCGTGTGATGGCACTGATGGCCATTTCCAGTCCCTGCGCATACAGCGGCAGGATTTTCTCGCCCATGGTTAGTTTCAGGTTGGCCAGCCTGGCCGTCGCTTCCAGTTCGGCGCCGCCGGCCTGCTGCTTGCCCAAGTCATAAATCTGCTCGATGTCATACGCACCTTCGTTGAGCTTGGCATTTTTGTGCATCTGGATGCGCTGCCGGAACATATCCAAAAACTGATTACCTGCCGTGCGGTTCGAAAACAAACTGCCGATGGTGTCTTCAATTTGTTTAGCATCCGTGATGCCCTTTTTTTCCAGTTGTGGCAGCAAGACGGTTTCCAGCCACTCGAATTGGCTGCGTCGGAAGATGTCACTGCCCAGCAGTGCACCTGGGCCAAGAGTAGCGCTTTGCGCAACTTTGTCATGCTTGACCTGACGACGATCTTTAATCAGCCCGAGTCTTTCCATGTTGCTGACGGCGCGTTTGGTGGTGCGCCCTTGGTACAAGTTTGAATAGCCGGACATCAGGGCCGTGCCGGCGCGGTGGCCGCCAACTTCCTGTACCAGCGGTTCCATCTGGTAATAGAACTGCTTGTCGTCCATGATCTTGGCGGCGATGCCACCCGTCTTGATGAAGTTCAGCCATTCCGTCGGCCCGACGCGCCCGCCCGTGGCCGTGATGACCTTTTGCATCATGTTGGCCTGGTCGTGGAATTTCTCCGAACTCGCCGTGCCGCCGCGCTGCTCGATGACTTTGAGCAAGTCCATGAAGACGCGTTCGTTCTCTTCGCCCGACTCTGCGCCAAAGAACGCCTTGTTGGCAAACTTCATCTTGGCCAACGTGGGCGCGACCATTTCCGCGTGGTGCAGATCGCCAAAGATCGACATCGCGTCGCGCACCAGTTCCAAGTTTTCGTTTTGGCTGGTGCCGTAGGTTTTCATGTTTTGGGCAAACTTGATTGCCTGCTGGCTGGTTTCCTGTCCCAGACCCAGCGCATTGACGCGCGCCTTTTCCAGCTGATAGTGCTTCGCCTCGTGCAGACCCTTGGCCACGGGCACGGCCATGACCGCGCCGGTCGCCGTCGCGCCAGCGCCCGCCATGGCGATGCTGCCCGCCTTGCTGCGTAGCTTGTCCGCGTGCTGGGTGGCATTGGTGACGCGCTGCTGTTTGGCGGCCGCGTTGGCCAGCTTCTGCTGCTGCAGTGTCATGGTTTTGTTGGTGGCCTCGATCTCGCGGCGCAAGGTGCGCTCGTGGTTGGCCAGGTCTTTGGTGCCGATGCCAGCGGCGCCCAGGCGCTCGCGCATGACCTGTAGTTGCTGCGCCTGTTGCTGGCCGGCCGTCTTCAAGGCGCCGGCCGCTTTGACGGCGGCGTTAAACTCGCGTGTCATGGCGCGCGTGGGCGCTTCAGCCTGCTTCATCTTGGTGGCCAGGCTGGCCACCTTCTGCTGCGCCGCTTCCAGCTTGCTGCGGGTGGCGTCCAGGCCACCATGCAGCTCGCGGAATTTGCTGATGTTTTTTTGCTGGGCGTTCAGCTCGCGCAAACGGTCGCTGGTCGCCTTCAGTGCCTTGGCCGTGTCGCTGGCACCGCCCATGATCTTTTTAAGCGGGCCGGTAATCTTGTCCAGTGCCGCAAATACCACCTGTAATTTCAGATCCCGACCAGCCATCTATTCCGCTCCGCTTCTTTGCCTGGCGCGTTCGCGCCAGGCCATCAGTTCATCAATCGTAAAACCGTCCATCGCCGCCGGCGTCCAGTGGAAGACGCCGGCAATGTCGGCCATGGCGTCTTCTACTTCGCCGGGAATACCGAAAGGCGATCTGCTTTGCTCGCCAAAAAACCGGCAACCTCGGCGCCCACGGCCAGCAAATCGGCCGGGTCCATGTTGGCGATGTCGTGCGCGGTCAGGGTCGGCTCGGTGATACGCGGCAGCACGATTTGCAGGGCCGACACGTTCAGGTTGGCCAGCTCGATCAGGGAAATGCCGCGCAGGGCGCCTGCCTTGGGTTTGCGCACGGTCAGCGACGTGATGAAGCCGTCGCCGCGTTTGATCGGCTCGTCCAGTTCGATGACGGCGCTGTTTTGGGTATCGTTGTTCATTGTGGTTTCCTTGTGGTTTGGTGGTAAGTAAAAGGGGGATTACAGGCCGATGGCCTTGCGGATGGCCGCATTCGTGTCGCCGCCGCCGAAGTTCTCGGTGCCGCTCATGAAGTCCAGCTCGATGACGGTGGCACCGTCGATCATCAGCTTGTAGTAGCTGCAAGCCATCGTGTATTTGTGGGTGGTGTCGTCGCCCATCTTGGCGCCGCCCATATCGATTTCCTTGTAACGGCCGCGCACGACGACCTCGACGGCGGCGACCGTGCCGTCATCGTCTTCCTGGTAGGCGCCGGCAAAGCGCAGCTGCACGGCGCCGTGCGAGTGCGCGCCGTATTGTTTCAGGGCTTCGGCGATCAGGCCGCCGCCGCTCCATTCCAGCGACAGCGCTTCGTTGCCGAAGTCGACGGACACGGGGCCGCTCATGCCGCCGGCGCGGTACTCTTCCATCTTGCGGCTGAGTTTCGGCAAGGTGACTTCGGGCACCATGCCCATGAAGGAGACGCCATTCTGGAACAAGTTAAAATTTTTCAGTTTGCGGGGCAGGCCCATAATTTCTCCAGTAGTTCAGTGCGCCCGCGCTGGCGCGGGCAGGGTGGTGATGGTGATTACGCCGCGATGCGCGAGGCGAAGTCGGCCAGGTAGCGGTCGGTAATGCGCTGCTGGAATTTCAGGTTTTCCAGCGGCGGCACGGGCGTGTAGTCGTAATCGATGGCCAGCTTGCCGTCTTTCAGCGCCGTCTTGTCGTTGTACTGCTCGTCATACCAGGCATGGCCGTCGATGATGTAGCCCTGCAGTTTCAAGTCGCGGAACTTGGCGTTGATGCTTTCCAGCAGATCGCGCACCAGCGACGGGTGCAAGGGCACGTCGACATAGGCGAAATGCGCCTCGGCGATGGTGTCGGCCAGCACCTGGGCCGTGCGCGTGTAGCTCTCAAAGTAGAAGAAGCCGCCCGGTTCCTCGCAGGTACGCGAACCCCAAAAGCGGTAACCGCCCATGTTAATCAGGGTGGTCACTTCCTTGGCGTTGAGCACGCCGGCGTCGGTGGCGGGGTCTTGCAGGTCGAAAAACACGTCTTTGGTGGTGCCGGCCGGGCCGTTGACGACCACGTTGGACAGGGTCTTGTGCCAGCCCGTTTCCTCGTCGATCTTGGCGCGCAGGCCCATGGCGTAGGCGACGGCGGACATACTGGCCTCGGCGTCCGTGGCGGTATCCCAGTTCACGAAATCGGGCCAGATCAGCATGACTTCGCGTTGGCCAAACTGGCCGCGATAGGTGGTGGCCGCCGTGACGGTGGCGCAGCCATAGGCCGACGCATACACGAAGCCGCGCAGGCGCTGTGCGACGCTGGCCAGGGCATTGGTGACGGCCTGGGTATCCAGTCCCGGCGCGCCCAGGATGCGCGGCTTCACGCCGAGTTTGCTTTGCGCGGCCAGCAGCGCCTGGGCGCCCAGGTACATGCCATCGGGCGAGGTGCCGCCCACGGCGTTGCTGGTGGTTTCCGCCTCTGTTTCGCCTTCGGCCACGCGCACCACGACCGTCAGGGGCTTGGTCTGCGCGGCAATGGCTTCCAGTGCGCGATACAGGGTGCCGCTCTTGCCGGCCTTGCCCATGGCGGCCAGCACGTTGGTGACGAGCACGGGCGTGTC